GATTTACAATTTCGCTAAACTCTTGACGGGACGCATATGCTACATCAAACCGATAGCCAAGAACTTCTCGTGCGTCGTTTTCTACACTTGTGAATGTGCTTGTGCCCGCGTTAGTATTAATATACAACCGATTGGAATTCACATTATACCCGAAATAAGTCGTTACTGGAAAAGATGCGTTAAGAAGTTGGTCGTTCAACTGTGTCAGCAGATTATAAATCGTGTAGTTACCATTTGCGATCGTAATTGTAACATCATTTAAACGGAAGTTATGATTGGTAGGATTGATTACATAAAACGACAGCGGAATGGAAGCGCTTTCCAAACCAATTACGAACTGACTTTCATCGGTATTTGATATGATAAGCGGTTGAATTGAAAATGTATAACTCGCTGGACTTCCTCCGTTTGATGTCGCATTAGTAGCATTTGATGATAAGAATACTTTTGATGCCGAATGTATAAAGTCGCTCATACTTTATATATTCATTAGATAATATTAAACAATCACATACTTACGGGCATTGTGCGTCGTCCTCTGCGGGCGCATATCGTAATTGTCTTGTGCGGGGTATTTATTCAACCAATCACGGAGAGCAGGCGTGGTCGCCTTCAATGGCGTATAGCGGTCATTCAAATTTATAAACTTCTTAAACCCATTCTTCCCCGCCTTGTCATAGACATCGTCCATATACGAATACCTGTCAATAGTCGCTCGCATTATATATTACCAACAGATTATTTTCTAAACATACTCTTAACCCTGTCAATGAACGGTTTGGTCTGGTTGATCGCAGGAGTATATCTTTTCTCCTGCTCTCTTATCAGTTCGTCCATCGTTTTCTTTGCCGACGCAAACGACTTGTTCTTCTTCTCTAACATTACCTGAAAGTCATACCTCGCCTCCGCTGGGTCTTCCTTCCTCTGTCCTGCCATAGTGTCTCCCGTAATATAGACAGTCTTACCGCTTTTTGGTAAAGGTGCGGGTGCTACATAAGCAATCTTCCTTCTCTCTGCTGCGAATTTCAACCTGTCATCAAACGAGGTTTTCGGTGGTTTTGGCGGAGGAACTACCACTCCCCTCTTTTTTGCTGCCGACATAAACTTGTCGCCTGTGCTCTCGCTTTCGTCCCTGCCACTCATTATATATTACTAAAACATTATATCCCCGTCATACCGACTTTTGCGGTTTTCCTGCCAAACATAGCAGGCGCTTTGTATGGTTTGGTCGTCATCTTAGCGGGTTCTGCCTTTGACACAACCGCTCCCGCAGCAGTGCGCTCTGCTTTCGCCTGCTTCTGCCTATTCGCCTTGACCTGCTTCTGGAATGCCTCCATTCTCCTGTCCTCCGCCTCCTGCGCTGGTGTCATCATCGGCACACCCAGCGCGGACAACTGATACGAACTCGTATCAACGACTGGGTTCGCCTGCCGCCTCGGCGCTATACCATCTCCCGTGTTCGGCGCAATGTAAATCTTCCCCTGACTGGGTTTGCTGAAACTTATTCCCATTATATATTAAGCGGAGAGAAAATCTGTTAGTTCTCTAAACCCTCCGCAATCTACGAAAGGTAGGTTCGGGTTCAGGTTCATAGACAGGTTCAGGCGGCGTAGCGGGTCTAATCTCATTAACCTTCTTTTTACTCCTGCGAATGATAATCTGGTCTTCATCGCTTTCCGTGTCGCTCTGTAATACAATTACCTGCTTCCTCGCTTTGGATTTCGGTTTCTCCTCCTTTTCAGCAACTTTCAGCGAACTGACAATCTTGTCCGCTTTCTTAGTAATCTTAACATTGTCCTTTGCCGCCTTTTCCTCAACTGCCTTCGCAAGCGCCTCCGCCTCCGCCTTACGCTTCTCCTCACCCCTCTGCTTCCTGACTAACCTACCCTTTTCAAGGTTCGCCTTTTGATACTCGGTCATTACCCGTTTCTTCGGTTTCTCAACTTCGCCTAAATCGCTGTCCTCTCCTACAATCTCTAAATCTCCTAAATCGCTCTCTGTATCTCCCATTATATATAGGAGATATAGAAAAATATCCTTAAATTAATTTATAGGGGGATTTCATTTGTTAGTGGAGATTGGCGGGTAGGGTAAATCCTGCTTTTCCCTCTCGGTCTAACTGTGGCATCTGTGATGTGTATGTTAAATCCATTTACATCTGGGTAATGCTTAATCCTTGATTGGTCGCAGTGTGCTACCCTATTCTCTACCCTGTTATGGAACTGCCCGCAACTCCCGTGATAATGGATTACTGGTCTCTTACGATAGACACAACGAGGGCACTCAAACTGGATATGGATATCATCAACCTTGGTAGCAACAACATTCAAATCGGTCATTATACTCTATTATTGGAGGTGTTTCTAAATCCGTTTTATCCCTATTAATAAATCAGGCAATTCTATTTCGGGGGAAATCGGCGTTATTAGAAATGTTCTTATAGAGTAATTCTGTTTCCGCATTTTTCCCCCCGTTTAGAAACAACGGATTTCCTTATGCCATTCCTAAATCGGGCAATTCTATTTCGGGGGAAATCGGCGTTATTAGAAATGATCTTATAGAGAAAGTCTGTTTTCCGCATTTTTCCCCCCAAATAGAAAAAAGGGATTTCCCTACGCTCCCCAGAGAATATTCCTTGATAGGTTGTTGGGCGAGAACTTATCGCTCTTCCAATTGCCCTTGATGTTTGCTGTGCGTTTAAGATAGTTGTCCCTGCGTTCAGGGTCTTTGTGTTTCGTAAAGTCCTCGTAACCCATTTGCCCGAAATGGACTACCCCGCCGTTTGGTTTATTAACCATATACTTCTTACCTTTCTTCGTTGATGGACGAATTTCAATGTCGCTGCCAAGATAATCTTCCGCACGGCGTTTTGCCTCTGCGGGGTTGCTAAAAGTTCGTAGGAGCATATATACAAGAGTGAGATTTAAATATCAGGAGAAGCACACTCCGCCGCTTTGAAATATTTGACGAGTTTATTACAAGAACAGACATACTGGCGACAACCGAGGCATTTCTTGGCGACTGCTGCTTCGCTGACCTCGTCGGCAACGGAACAGGGCGAAGCGGGTTCATCATATTCGCTTTCGGTCGTTTCTGCGATGAACCTGTATTGTTCCACAAAGTCGTAGAAATATTTGAGTTCGCCTGCGCGATTGACGAAATAGGTTGTGTGCTTGGTTTCCTGCTGGTGTTCTGCTTTGACGATTTGTCGCATAAAATACGAGTTATACACTTGTTCCAGCATCTTGGGGATTTTGGATTGCGGATTGACATACTTGAATTTGAACTCCTTGAAGATTTGTGTTTTGATTTCGTCGCTGACTTTTGCTTTGCGTATATCAGGCGGGAACACCGACGCCCACCCATTGAGTTCCTTCAACCGAACAAAGACCGAGTTTGGATTGTCAAGGACGCGTTTGACTTGCTGGAAGTAGTAGTTGTAATTGTCGTTCCAAGCATATTCCAGAGCATTGGTCGGGTCGCCCTCCCACTCCTCTTCCACAGGAGTGTAATCAACGGTGTGTGCTTCCTCCACAAACTGGTTCTTGAAATAGAATTTTTGAAGGCAGAACTTCTCAATCATCGTCGCCTCGCCTGCGAAGATACGCTGCTTGATGTGCTCGGCATAAGAGAAGTCAATATCAACGACATTCTTATACCCGACTGACGCGCCGTATTTGTCAAGCATCTCTGTGATTTGATTACCGATGATCGCTTGGATTTTCTCCTTGTTGGTGTGCTGCGAATAGCGCGCCTTGACGAAGAACAGTTGGAGCGTCTTGCGGATTGGCGATTTCTTCTCCACCAGGATACTGTCAATCATCGCCGAATAGATGGGGTCAGCGATGACTTCGGTATCCACCTCCCAGGAATTCGTCTGTGTCATCTTGCCGACGAAGCACACATTAATTCGGTTGGTTTGAAGGGTTCTTGGACGATAAGAGACTTGCGTCGCGTCGCGCGGAGATGTGAAGTTGGTGATGAAGAGATACTCCTTGTCAAAGTCGGTCTCATCATAATTGACCCCGCAAGTTATCATCATATTGGTCATGACGAAATTACAGTCCTTCCAACTTGTATTGACATCTCGCAGACCCGCCTTGATCTTCTCATCAATGTCGCTGTTGTAGAAGAGACCCATCTTACCCGTCTCTGCCATCAGCATATTGTAGAATGCCTCCATTGAAACGCACTCCTGATTACATTTGGATTGGTTCTTGTATGGATAGAAGATGAAGACTTTGAGACCTGCTTTGAGGTCGTCAATGAGATTGCGAATACAAAGCGCAAAGTCGGTAATATAGTGGATTTCTCGGGTCATCGGTTCTTCTGCCCGCTCATAGATACGGAAGTCCGCCTTGGGGCAGATTGCCTTCATCAGGTTGAGCGTCTTGGTGGTGATGAACGCGTCCAAGAGAATGACCTTTTCTGCCCTGCGAATGATGTTGAGGAAGACCGCCCAGTTCTCTGCCTTGTGCGTCATAAAGTTCCCGAACCACTTGTCAATCAGCGTTTCTATCTCGTCAATGACGATTACCCTGTATTGCTTCTCAAAGAGATAGTGGAGCGAGTTGGCGACAATGATGATTTTGTCATAATTCATCAGCGACTTGGCGACTTTGTCTTTGGTCGGTTCTCTGGAATAGTGCTTCAAGTTGGCGATGCCAGTTGCTTCCAAGCGATTGAAGGTGTTGTGCGCGAGCGCCTTGTTCGGGGCGATCCAACAGAACTCGGTCTCAAAGCGAAGGAAGTCGCAAGTCTGCGCGGTTTTGCCGCCGCCCATTCCAATGTTGAAAATACTGAACTTTTCCGTCCCGACGAACTCGTCCTGCGACAGCGTCCCGATTTTCTCGGTCTTGTCGGCGGGCAGCGCAAACGACTTCTCAAAGCGCGAATAGTGTATGTCTTTCGCAATGTCCTTGTAGAACTGTTTGAGGAAGGTCTGTTTGAGTTTCTCCAACGGAAACGGAACAGCGAGATACTTGGCATTCCAAACCCCCTTCCAATATTGGATTTTCTCGCTGACCTTTGCTTTGCTATGTCCTCGCGCCTCCCACTTGCCCGAGTTCCATTTGATGAACTTCTCAAACGAGATGCCTTCCGTCTTACAGAACCGCGCGACCATTCGGGTGTGCTGATGCTCCAAGTCCTTGGCAGGAATGAGTTGAAGCGCCTGCTCTGCCTCCAAGTCTAACCAGACAACGCCCTCGGGGACTTCCAGGTTCAACTTTGGCAGCGTCATTACATCAAAGTTACCCTTGGCGCGCTCCTCTTGGATTAGTTCTGTAATCTCTGGCGGCGCGGCAGCGAACGGCAGCGCATAGTCGGGCAGGAAGCAACTAATCATATGCTTCTTCAAATCGGGGTTCTCTATGATTGCCTGAATGCGACCGTCCTTCTTACCCTGATTGATGGACTTCATATTACCCTTGCGATAGACCACCCAGTCAAACCCGTCGTCCTCATTGTCCTTGATGTATTTCGTCAAGTGCTTCATATAGAGTTGCTCCTCCTTGTTGTGAATGACATAGTTCGGCAGAATGATATGATAAGAAGTCTTTTCGGGGGTGATGCTGCCCGAGATCGCAAACTCGCAACCGATGAAATATTTTTGAATGATTAATTTAATTGTCTCCAAATAGCGGTCGTCCGCCCCCTTCTTGTCAATGTCAAAATACACCTTGTGCGGGAACTTGGTGATGACCTCGTAGATGCCGCGGTTCTCGCAGACGAGTTCCAAGAGACGGTTCGGTTTGACTGCCGTCCAAATCCTGCCGTTCTTCTCGGTGTGGGACAAGATGACGACGCTGTCGGCGGGGCAGTCGCGGATTACCGTCGCCTCCGCTCGGTCTTTCGTCTCAACGCCTTCCGTTGCCTTGTTGCCAGTCCATTCCTGCTTCCAGAGTTTGAGTGTGCGGAGGTGCGTCATCGTTTTTATAGGTTGAGATAATAAATATATCTAAATCAATTTTTTCCTAAATGTGTCGGGTTTTTGTTCGTCTTTGAAAAAGTTACTAAACCAAATCAATTTTTTGAGATCCTGACACAAAACACAAACACAACTCAATTTTTTTATTTACGCCCGAGTTGGTAAAAATTACCTACTTACTTGGTAATTTTTACAAAAAATTGAATTCTTTTTGGAATATTTACAGATGGTAAATAAGTAATTACCAAGTAACACCAAAATGCTTTCCGCTGCCGAGATCACCAAAAACGAGAAGTATCACGACCAGATGCTTAAAATCTGTAATAATATGTATATGTGGCAGGACACCTCCAACATCTATTACATCAAGAACGGTAAGTTCTGCCCTGACACGCTCAAAGGGTATGTGGAGTTGGCGGGGATTGTCAGCAGGGACTATATGGACGAGAAGGTCGTCTTCCCGCGTGACAATGAGATGAAGATGAGTAAGACCGTTGCTTGGAACTTAATCAACCAAGTTCGTTAATACATACCATAAAAAACATATAACAATTAAATCTTGAAATTCCAAAAAAAATAGTGTTCCCATTTATTATATATTAGTTAGAATATTGTTTGTCTATCGCCTCGCATTTTTTCTTATATACCAGTTCCCTCTTCCTTTGCTTATACATATCAATAAACCTGTGAATATCCTCTTCACACTCTATCTCGTAATCCCCGTCAGCAAACTTCAATGAGAACCCCATACCGCCCGCCTTCATCGCCGCACGATACGCCGTAATGATTTCCTCCCTGCTATTCTCAAACCACGCGTCATTATACTTGTTCTCCTCGCATTCAATCTCAACCATCTTTGTGTATATACCTATTTTAATTTCCCTAAATCAATTCAATTTTTTAATTCTTCGTAGGCGGAATTGACACTTATAGTGCCAAGTGCCACGCCCTCACTAAACACGCTCGCCTCCATCTTGACAACCTTACCACCTGCGACACCGCCCCACCCATTCGCATTCGCCTGCTGCTGATTATACTCGGGCACAACAATACCCAACTGGTCGCACACCTTCCTGTGAAGGCGCAGTTTGAGTGATAATTGGGTGGGGTGTCCCTGTATGTGGTGTCCGCAAGGGCAGAGGATAGTCCTCCTCTGTCCGCCCAACTGAATTGCCTCTCTTCCTCTTCCCATTTTATTTTACTTGTTTATTACTAATTTACCATTTCTAATACTTATAAAACGAACTCAATTTTTTTTGTTTTACGGTAATTTTACTAACTTTTTACGGTAATTTACCAACAACACGGAGCAAAGCGATACCCTCGTCAATCCACTTGATAACCTTCTTCAATGTGTTGGCGTTCTGGATATAAGTGTCCTCCGTAATGTAGTTCTTCTCAATTCCAATCTCCATATGCTCCATCATAGCGTCTGCCAACGCCCTATACTTCTCCCTGATCGGGGTCACGAGTTTGAAGTTGTGCTTGGTGATGGCGACAGCGAGCATCTTCTCTACCTTGTTAGTATTCAACAGGTGGTTCAGCATATCAATGCCGTAATCCAACTGGTCGCACTTGGTAGAGGAGAGCGCCATAAGCGCGTGGAACTTGTATTCCTCTTGCTCTTTAATCTCCTCATCTACCTTCTTGATGGTATCCTCTGCCGCCTCCATCATATCCATCACAATCGCAGTATTCATTTTCTTTGTTTGTCGGGTTCTTGTTTGTTCGTCTTTGAAAAACTTTACTTTTAGAATCAATTTTTTGAGATTTGTGTTTGTGTCAAACACAAGGGGCGGAACATTTCCACTTCAACACAAATTCAGTCATACCCGTCTTGCGGGTCTTGATGCGTCCCATCTCACCGTAGCGGTCTTGGAGTTCCTGCGACGCTTCCAGCATCGGCGTAAGTCGGTTCTTGAAATTACCAAGTCCGCCGCTGACACCGTAATATTTGGTAACTATACCGACCTTGTTATAACGGATCGTCTTACCGTCCTTCAAGAAGAAGAGAATACTGCGTTCCACATCTTCCTTGTTCCCGCCGTGTTTCTGTGCGATGGATAGATGTAAGTCGGTGTCGTGGCGATTGATGTATCCAAAGAGCGTCCCGATGACAAAGGTCAGGTAATCTGTCGTCTCCTTGTTCTTGTTACGAAAGAATGGATTATACACAGGATAGACACCCCAGATGAATGCGTTTCTCTCTTTGATGTCTTCAAAAGCAAAGCGGAAGAACTCGTCCAGAGAGAAGTCCTTGAACTTGGAAGCGCCGCCAGCGGACAAATCCACATCACTGACATCGTCGTCAATTTGGATAATGTGTGTGCCTTCGGGATAGTGGTCGGTAATGAATTGGCGCTGATAGACCAATCCTTCCACACCGACGAGCAACTCGTTATACAGGTCGGGGTCAATCAACTGGTAAGCAAGATGCTCTTCCTGATTGGCGACAAAGACGAAAATCCGCTCGCGCGGAATACCCTTATTGCGGAGCATAGTAAGCGTCTTGTCTCGTAATAGACTTGGACGGCGATACGAAGGAATAGCGATAACATAATCCATTATCATACAGCGATACTTTTATTTTTGCTAAACGAGCGGAGTTCTGCTATAAAGGCGTCTGCCTGTTCCTGCGTCCAATTTCGGGTGCGCTTCCACAAGTTCAGTCGCAGATAGCACACGACGGACAAGCGCACCGCGTTCTCTTCCAAGTAGAGCGGCAGATTACCGTGTAAGCGATGAGTATTCATAAAGAGGACATCGCCACTCCTGACATTGAACCCGACACCATATTGGACGAAGCAAGTCTCGCCGCCCTTGTAATTACCCCGCTGGATAACAGCGAGATTACCGAACCCATCGGGGTCGTCGCCCCTGTCGTAATGTAATGCGGTTTGAAAATTGACATTGGTCGTAATTGTGGTGAAGGCGGTCTTATCAACACGCATCACGAGTTCGTCTGCCTTCTCCTTTTGCTTGGCATATGCGTCGGGGACAAGGCGCTCATACTGGCGATCAATCTCATTCAGGAACGGCAGGGTCTTCAAGTAATCATCGGGGTTCTGTTCGTTCCAAGCGCAGATACGGACTTCGGGTGAAAGGCGCTTTCCTGCTTGGGTCATCTTGTGTTTGTGCTTGGGAGAGAACTTGTCAAAGTAACCAAAGATGTTACTCTTGACACGGACATTGTTTCGCAGGCGTTCGCAGTCGCTTACCTTGACACCATTGATTACTGACTTGGAAGATGCTGTGGCAGTGCCACGGCAGGCAGTTGGTTTGTTGGCGTGTTTGATAATAGCATTATAGAATAGGTCTTGGTGGTCGGGGTCAATACTGCCCTTCCTAAACTTTGCGAGGAGAGTTCCATCGGTGGAATATACATCGGCATTCTGGTCTATGATAATATCAATCATACTCGGTTGGAGGAATGTCCCAACATACTTCGGTAATTCACTATCTTCAAATTTCGGTGGAATAAGAATAATCTCAGTTCCGCCGAGTTGTTTTCTAATCATTGTAAAATGGTTAGAAAATAAATTCTATTTATTTTGTAAAGTTGCGTAATGAGTGACTTGATAAGGTGTTTAAAATCTTATCACCCACAAATGCTATACCCTTACCAAGAGCAGACTTAGATAGCAGTGGTTTCGCCATTGTAAATATATGCTCTGCGATACTGGGTTTCCTTTTGTTTTCATACTTGATTACCTTGCCAATCATATTCTCACTGACATTCTCACTTATGGTGTCGCCCTTTATGTGATGGTGTTTTGATTTACTCGCAATGTCCTTATACGCTTTGCTGTTGGGGGTTAATCCTTTTCCACCAAATAAGGAACTGCCCGAGTTGAATGTATCAAGGGTTTTCACATTATCACGGACAATCTTGGATTTACTCATAGCGTGTTGCGCTGTGCTTCCGCCCAAGGAATGTGCCGCTAAGTGTATAGTATGGTCTGGATTACTGCTCTTGATTTTTTTAACTATATCCTCGGTCTGCTTGGTGCGTTCCCGATGTAATTTATCAGCATTCTTATTACCAATTGCTATATTAAAATCCGCTTCTAATTGCTTGCTGACAGTATCACTATGTAAGTCTGTTCCCCTGTGTGCTATTATGTGGTGGGGGTCTATCTTATGTTTATATACACTGATGTCATCAGTAGATAAATCCTGGCGTCGCTCGTAATCTGGCGAAGGCGTTTTATCTTTCGTATATGATGCCTCTGCTGCTCTCGCTAAAACCTTCATTGTAGGTTCAGTCATTGATTATATTATATACTGTTATTATTTTCCTAACCATAAATGACTTCAATCTTATCACTGCCATTCTCCCAATCGTAGAACCCGAGGCGGTAATGCCCGATGTCAGGCAGCGCCTCCAACTTCTCAATTATCTTTTTACATACGAAATTGTTATTACGACAATTCATATACTTCTCCTTATCCATAATCCCCGACTTCCATTCGCTCATCAGGTTGTCATCAATCAATTTGAATGTGTGGCAAATCCTCTCCTTATGAACGACTGCTTGGTGAATAATATAAGAGACGACTTGTGCGATCAGCATACGGTCTTGCGTATCCCAATCAATCCTGCCTTCTGTGCCTACCAAGCGCAAATACATCTTCATCTTCTTCTTCTCGGCGTCGGTGAATTGCCACTGCTCCAACTCCTCAGCAAAGTCCTTGTGGAGGTTCTGGGTATAAGACACTACCATAAACAGGATTACGATATGCTGCTTGTTGATGGTGTCGCTCATTAGGGATAATACGGATTTCTCTATATATCGTTTTAATATTGATTATGAGGCGCTTCCGTTGTTTCTGGGGGAAAAATGCGGTTTCAGCATATTCCTTATAGAACAATTCTGTTTCCGCCGATTTCCCCCAAGAACAACGGATTAACCTAAGCGTTTGGTGAGTTCATCTATAATTACTGCCTGTGCGTCAATCTTCTTATTCAAGTCTTGAATTGCTTTTACAAGATAAGGCACGAGATTAGTCATATCCAATCCAAGCAAGTTTTTGATATCACCACTATCCATATTACTCTCGTTAATTAAATCAGGATAAACTTGTTGGACTTCCTGTGCGATGAATCCTGCTCGTAATGCTTGTGTGTCCTCATCTCCTTTATAATTATAGAATACTGGATTCAAGTTGAGTATGTCTGTCAATGCGGTGTCAATTGGTTTAATATTCTTTTTGATGCGCTCGTCACTCCAAGCACTCCAACCATTAGCGCCATTTGCTAGATAAACACCATTGAGAGCACTCGTTCCTTGTAAAAGATAAAGCACATTCGTCGTTCCATTGTCATATAACCTCCATACTTGTGAGGAAGGAATAGTCGCAGCAGGATTAAAACGATACTCGTTTCGGTCACTTTGATTATAAATTCTAATCTTAGAATTTGCCTCAGTATAGCAAGCGTTAGAAGCATTAATATAAATTTCCTGATTATTCAAACTAGTTGATACACTGCTACACCCAATTTTTTGAACTCCTCCAATCTTTAATTGTAATAAAGTTGTGGTATCTATGACAGTAGTCGCCGAACAATTTATATTAAAGTTTCCTGATGACGCAGATAAACTCATACTATTGTTGCTTAAACTGGTTGCTGTATTACCAAGTGTCATTTTATTGTTTCCACCAGATATGAAATTATGTGTTACGTGTGTGCTATTTAAAGTTGTGTTAGTAAGTTGCGTGATCCCGTTTGTATTGATATCAAAACGAAGACTTGCGCTTATATTTACACGAAAGTTTGTATCAACATCAGCATTCACAATACTACCAGTAAGAACAACCCCATTAGTTCCAGCACTCGCAATGCGAACACCACCTGCTCCTGTGTTTGTATTTTGGATTAATACTCCATTGGAGTTAATATTATTGGTTTGTATTACAATAGTTCCCGAAGTGGAATTAATTGTGTTTGCGCCTGTTGTTGTGGTAATAGTATTACTATCATTTGTTAGAGTTGTTGAAGTGGGAGTAATCTCACATTTCGCAGCGCTGAAAGAACCATTATAAAATCTAACATTGAATAAACCTCCTGTATAAAATGTATTGTAAATTCTCGTTCCTTCAATTTCACTATCTCCACCCGTTGATACTATTCTGTGACCTCCGTTTGTGAGAACTGTGCCAGTTGTTGAAATCTCCATTTTATTAGAACCGTTAATTATGTTAGAAATTGTCCCGTTAGTATATTCGTTACTCGTTACAAAATTTACAACTCCCCCATTAGGAAATCCCATATATGCTCGTCTGCTAGTTCCCTCTGGGTGGAAAGCAAAATAAAGACCAGAAATATTATCTCCATTCAAACGCATAACAGGTGCGCCATTGTTAGTAACAGTTAAAGCACTATTTATAGTAGTAACACTATTAGTTATACTTATTTTGTCTGTTCCTCCTACGCGTATGTAGTTAGCGCCAGTTGTTGAAGTAGCAATTATATTAGAACCTGCCCCAGTATTCTCAATAATATTCTGTCCTGTATTTGTTCGCATAATATTGCTTCCACCTGTGGCAGTAGCAGATATAAGATTTATTCCATTAGTAGCGTTTGCTAAAATATTATTTTCACCAGCAAGACCAACTGCTTCTATTATGTTCGCTGCGCTGCTGCCGCTATTTATTGTCGTCAATCTATTTCCAAAACTAGCAGAAAAGGAACAACCATCATTTCCTGTTACTCTGTTGGTGAAAGTCTTATTTCCACCAATCGTTTGGTTGGTAGTTAAATCAACATACGACCCTATCAAATGATTATCTACATATTGCTTATTCGCCAATTGTTGGTTGAGCGTTGGTAGGGTGGAACACAGTGGCAACTGACTAAATGTTTTAACATCATTTATAGTTTCGTCTCCACCCAAAGATACTTTGGTATCTACATAACTTTTGTTAGATAGATCGTCTGGACTTGATGGAGTAAGACTACACTGCGGAATGGCGGTAAATGTTTTAACTCCTGTTATGGTCTGCGCTCCGTCCTTAAATACAACCGTCTCATTTAGTTCCTCTATGTCCTGTGATATATCTGTAAATGTATTACCACCCGTCATTGATAAACTTGGTGTTCCCTGGTAAAAATCCATTACTATACTAAGCACGGATATTATTATATCTGTGTTTGTATGCGAGGATAATCCTGATTTCATTAATATATCAGGATTATGCTGGATAATACCGATATATTCATATTTTTATATATATTTACATACATATAAGGATAAATATTAATATTTATCCCTGAATACATACGGAAATATGGATATATATAAGGAAATCTAATAAATACCAGTATTTATTAGATATAATAATGAAATCGGGTTTATCCCTCGGTCAATATGTATTCTTTCTGTTGGGCGACGGAATGTCCCATCGCCTTCGCATCACTCGCCATCTCATCTTTCACATTACCGTATTTACTTGTGAGATAAATGTGGCGCAACATAGACGCCGCGACCTTGCGCTTGAATACACGGTTCAAACTTTTCGTAATGGCATTTCCTCCACCACGATTGCGATCATTGTATAAAAGGAAATCGCCATCTACTAATCCAAATAACTCTATGTAATTATCAAGCACCTTACGCAACTGAGAATTAACAGCAATCGTCTCCACACCGTAATTCTTCTTGGTCTTGTATTTGTTGAAAACGAACTTATCCTCGGCAGGGCGATAGTAATTGAATTCCTCACCGTCCTTCTTACCCGTATCCAGTTTCATCAAATAGTAATCCTGATTGCGGCGAGGCGGAGAGAGAACATACAGCGACAAAATCAAATGGTCGGTGAGGTCTTGCTTGGCATCACGCTGCGGCATATCGTTCTGCGTAATCTTATCCACGCGCTCCTGTAATTCATTATAGATTTTCAATACCTCTTCCCATTCAATCCAGTTCTCCTTCTGTGTATCACTCTTCTCATTATGGTTCATCTTATCATATGTCATCTTCTCACTATTCAGCAACGCCTTGTAGAACACATTGACCGTGTTGTATTGCTTACTCTCCGCATTGTTGAGAATACTGACGATCGCGGTGGTATAACTTTTGCGAGTATTGATGTTCGCGATTTCATCTAACTTTGCCTTGACCGACTTTGTATCTTTCAGGAACGCAAGCGAGGTATATGGTTTGTCACCGTTGAGTTTCTTCAACTTGATTATGTAGAGAGTGGCACTACCAGCGGACAGACCTTTCGCCAGCAACTTCTCATTCAACTTTGTCATAAACACCGTGTCGGTATTCTGCGCTTTGGGACGGGGCATCTTATAATATACATATATATAATAATTCTATATCTATATTTTATTACTAAATCTTTTGGGGGGGAAAAAGGCGGAAACAGAATTGTTCTATAAGGAATATGCTGAAAACGCATTTTTCCCCCAAAAATAACGGATTACTTTGCGAACGGATTGATGAACGGTTGATAGACTGCTGGCGCACCAGGCATACCCGCCAACGGATTGAAAGGGGGTTCTTTGCGAGCAGGAGTGCTGTTTCGTGATGTTTCCGTATTGTCAGCATTAGCATCATATGTTCTTCCTGGGGTGTTGAACCCACTGTCGCTTCCACTGCTCGCCTCTGCCACCATACCGAGGTCGCTTATCTTTTTACTGCCAGTCTTCTGTAAAGTTTTAATTGGGTTTCGCAGTTTGTATTGCGCTATCATATCATTTAACTCTGCCCTCTCATCATCAGTTAAATCAATAAAGGTGCTTTTAGTAATACCTTTCTCCTTGAATGTCTTGAACCGCCTCGCTAACCTAACCTCACTCGTGTCAGGTTTCCTTCCCCTCCTCATCTTTTCTTTTACTTCTGGCGCGGCATCAAAACCAACAGGGACAGTCCATATTGATTCTTTCTCACTCTGCGGTCTCTGCGATGCGGCGACCGAGTAATTGCTTTCACTCTTAGTCCCGCCATATGGAAGAAACGGACGATCTCGGTCATTCTCAATTGCTTCCTCCCTCGCACTGTTGAGTTCCTGCGCTTGGCGTTCCAATGCCAACTGCCTCGCGCCGTCCGCCATAATCGCCTTCCGCTGGTCGTCGCTAATATTACCGCTCACAATAACAGCAGGCGTAGAGAACCCCCGACTAATACCACCAATCGGTTCGCCACGAAACGGCGCTGCGTTTGCTGCTTTCCTTGCGGGGCGTCGCCTCTTTCGTTTGTCTTGTAAATTTACCACCACCCTTACCGACTGCTTAACATCTTGCGACTGCTTCTGTCTCTGTAAGGCACTCTTCTTTTGCTTCGTGGAACGAATGCGAGTTTTCTTCGGCATTATATATTCTCATCATATTTTAATTTTAACCGTGTGAAATTTCGGTAGTAGGCATTGTCCCGCTGATTGTAAAACAAAAAGTTATACGGTTCGTCAAACACATAATCAAAGAGAACCTGTAAATCCTTCTTTTCCATTGCGAATACTTCTTCGCTAAAATTACCCATCTCTATCAACGACTTCGGTTTGAATATCACATAGCAATCCACCAATGCGCGTAATGCTCTCGGCAGCGATTTCAATGTGAGAAGCGAAATCATTATATTCAACTTGTAATGACGGTGTTTGTGTATCAGGCGTTTCAACCACAGTTCCACTCGTCGGTCTTTCAGTTGCTCGCTCCAATCGTCCAGGATTAACATACTGTTTCCGCCGTCGTCCTTCTCTGCGATCGCCTGCTCTACGATACTCTCAAATGTCTTGTTGCTTAAATCAAAGAATAACCTGCTCTTGTTGTGTTTCTTAAATGGGTGGTTCTCCTCGCTATCAAAGACTTCCTGCGGTGTGCTGTAAAAGACTTTGTTGAAGATGTGCTTATATACTCGTCCGTTACCATTTGCCGTCATAACACTATTCAAGAAGGAACTCTTACCCGACCCCATTCCACCGCTAACTACATATACACCGCATTTATTCAAGAACGGTTCAGGCACACCAAGTTTATCATCTATCGTTTGCTTTGTCGGTTTGATTACTAAATTACTTTCACCGTCTTCTTCTATTTTCATCTGCTTATAATATCAGTATATTTTATTTTATTCCATATTTGTCTGCCAGTTCTTCAACTGTCGTGTCCCTTCCAATGCGTCGCCTCTCATCATTTGGAGTAATCCTTGAAAATACTTTGCGGAGGAACACTGCCCTCGCCACCTTATCCTGTGCCAACTGTGCTCTCGCGGGGGTCATTTTCGGTTCAACATCTACTCCCGACATTAGTTGGATCATTCGGTCTCTCGTCTTGTCTGCCAATGCCTTGTCGTATCTCCTGCTTCGCACCCCTGACGCTATGTCCTCAGCGATCGCCCTGTCGTCCCTGTATTTACCATCTTCCGTCAATGGGGTTCTGTCAAATGGTCTCGGCGTCGGCGGTTGATAATTCTTAAATACCACTGCGCTCTTATCCCTTCCTAATCCATCGTTCATCATCTTGTATGTAAGTGGATTATTTATATTAAGGTTCTGCCTGCCAACGGTTTCCTTGTATGCCTGTTGTGCTTCCGTATCGTCCTTTAAACCATACCTGCGTGCTGCTAATGTATTTGCGTATTTCTCATCAGCAGTCAGTTCTCTTTTCGCAGAGATTATTGGTGATTTATCAATTGCGCCTCTCCTTCGCCGAATAACACCTTCTTCTTGCCACTCTTCCATTTATATTAAGCAGAGATTTTATCTTCCGTTATTATGGGGGGAAATATGCGGAAACAGAAATGTTCTATAAGAGATATGCTGAAACCGCATTTTTCCCCCCGAAACAACGGAACGACTATGGACTGCCATTGTCTTCCTCACTGGAAGTATCTATAAACAATTCCGTCGGCGGACTATCAGGTAAAGCGCTTAATTTGTCTTCCACCTTCTTTTTCAGGACATAACTGGTTTCAATCAATTTAGTATATCTCGTCCAACTTTCACTTAGAAATTCCTTCTCCTCTGTAATTCGGTTCTTACGGTCTAATGCTAAATACTTGTATATATCAACCGATAGCAAATAGAAGTCCCTGCTGCCATTGTCTTCGGTCGTCATCTGCTCGCTGATTTTAAAAAACATTTCTAATGACCCAATGATACCAACTATGAGAGAGAGAAACATATTAATTAATGAAATGTAGGTCTGCCCTATGAAATCCTGTAATGAAACAGCGCCGACACTATTGACTGCGGAAATTACGATGATTGGAACTCGGTAATATTTCAACCTCGCTTTCAACACCAGAAACCGCTTACGATGGTAGTTTGCTAAAATCGCCGAGTTAATCCGTATCTTATCAAGTATCTTATCAATGTCATTCATAATAATAATATAGATTTTTATTATGATTTCTTCTTTATCATCTCACTCACCCACGCAATCACAAACCCGACAATGAACGCTAGCATATATACTGTAAATATTTTACTTGCTAACGGACACCTCGCCAGTCATCATATTACACTCCAAAATGTTGTCATACAGCGCATAGGTATCAATCAGCATACCAGGCATATCCGTATCAAGGAACTGCGCCTCCAAGAAGGTGTTGTTAGAGTTCGTGTCCTTACCAGAAACAACCGCCCTGCCTCCGCCCATCGCCTCCTCAAAATCAACTCCAATCAAGAAACTGTCCTGATTGAGAGGGTCATAAGAAGCAGAACCAGTAGCAAGATACTGCGAGAGATTGAAAACACAGTCAAAGGTGACAGCGTTGGCGGCATCAAAGCACTTAATCAACTCCATAAACACCTCACCCGCAAGACTGACCGTTCCGTTGTGGCAGATAATCGGGATAGAAGGATACTGCCTGCCATCAATGCGGTAAGAGAACTGCCTAATACGAGGATTGTAGCGAGCGAAAGAATTAAATTTACCAGCATCAGCACCAGTGGTGGCGGCAGCACGGAACGAGGTAATGTAAGACTTGACACTGGAATAGCGAGCAGGGATAAGAACCGAGATAGAAGAAACCGACGACGCCGCCGTGGTGGTCTGGAAATTTGCGACACCCGTTCCGTGGGTCTTAAATACGCCGCCACTCTCCTGAATGAGTTGAGAGTGAATAACAGGATCAACATCAAGGTAATCCATCGCCAAGTTGAGATTGGTAATCACACACCCAGCAATCGCCGCCGTCCCCTTTGAACTACCACCGTCATTACTCTCCTGACCCGCAATCGCAAGCGTCTCAAAGGTGAGTTTCAGGCGGATACCATCAACGGCAGGGCACACCTGAGAAGCAAGAGTTCCAAGCACCGACGAGTAAATCGGGACACAGAAGCGCTGGGTCGTCTCAATGCCGCTGCCAACCTTGATATAAGTTCCACTGTTTCCACCAAGAATAGTTCCAATCGTCAAATCGCGAGACTTGGACTGGAAATCCTCAACGCACGCCGCAAAGTTGTTGTAACGGTCAAGCAACTCAACGGACTGATTTCCAATGATGAGTTCCAGCGAGCGAATGGCGGACGAACCAGAACCGTTAGAGAAACCACCAAGTGCCGAAGCGGTAGTAATCGTGAAAAGGGCATCAAAGAACAGGTAAGAATTCTGCCCGTTAATCATACTGTATCTGCCAGATGGCAGGGCGAAATAGACATCTTGGGTCGCATTACCAAGAGTAACAGAGGTCAAGTTCTCGGGTTGAACGAGAACACGGCGGGAAACGGCAGAACCCATAGAACGGAACGATGAAACATCAAGCAAGGGGGTTATCGCGACTTCACTCATTATATATTACTAAAAGAAAAGAATTCTAAGCACTTTTCTTTTTAACTAAAACTATTATTCCTCAATCTCCTCAATCTCAAAAACAACGAAGCAATTAGACGATGCTCCCACTTGGGAAGTATCTAAATGACGCAGACTAATTGTCATTTGGTTCAAGGGTAAATCATTGACTATTATCATCGGCGAACCAGTCATTGTTGCTGGGTGTAACGCCGAACCAACTATTCCTAAAACAAACGGATTATCTGTTGTTGCTTGCCCGCCTGGAAGATTACCGTTATTATAATACTGATTACACTTTCCAGTAATCTCTGCTCCATTGGTTAAACTAATAATGATCGGGTCATCTGCCGTTTCAGTAGATATCCCTGCTATACTTTGAATTACCCTAATTATTAACTTGTTCTCGGGTCTCCTCTTATAAACACGATTAAATTGAAACGACCAAGACCTCGCATCAAATCCCCAGAATGTCTGTTGGTATGTATTGACACTTCTCATTTATATATTAGACTAATATTTTTTTATACGCCCTTCATTCCTGCCCGTCGCAATGCCCGTGCCCCTTCTAAACCTGCCGCCGCAATCCGTCCCGTTTTACCCGACTGGACTGCGCCTACCACATTCTCACCCGCTTTTATTAGTGCGCGTCCTGTGCCCGCAGCAGCGCCGACACGAGACGCAAGCGCACCCGCAGCAGCAACGGCGGGCAGGAACTCAGGGGCGACAGCGGCAGCGATCGGCACACCGTATTTGGTAAGACCCGCACCCACCTTACCCGCAACATTCTCAATAACGGGCAGCGCCTTGTCCCTAACGAATGCGCCAGCGGACTTTAAATCCCTGCCCGCCTGCTGCCCGAACCTTTGAATACCCGAACCGACCTTTTGACCGAAACGCTGAAATTGCTCTTTAAGACCCATTATATTATATCACGAGATATAATTATTTTTTCTTTCTAATCTTCTTCTGTAATACAAGCGGGCGTTCCATTCCCATATCTTCCATTCTTGCTAGTCGGCGTTCCATCGCCATTTGTATATAATCGGGTTTCGTAATTCGCTTAATTGGCGCAAACGGTGTTTGATACTCGGGTGGAGCAGTGTCTGCCGATGTCATTGCTTCCTTCAAAAGTCTCTGCTGCTCCTCCTCATACGGTTGCGTCGCTTGACTTCTTAACCCCTGAATTTGGGTTCTACCACTTACCAATTCTTCGGGCATTTTGTAATCTATCCTCAAAGTAACGAACCAATTGGGTGTGCCGTTCAAATTCAACAGATTACCAAAGTCGTCTATCAGCGAGACCGAGATTTGGTTAATTACTTTATTTTTCAATGTGGTATAAAACGGTTGATTATTGAAAAACTGTAAAATCGTGTATGCGGGGGTTGTGATAGGAATGCGTGCGAGACTGGTGCTTCCGCCACCTGATGAGGCATCTCTGTTCGTTGTCTGTAAATTGTCTAACCGAAATGTAATCCCCGTTGTATATGTGAGATTTACAATTTCGCTAAACTCTTGACGGGACGCATATGCTACATCAAACCGATAGCCAAGAACTTCTCGTGCGTCGTTTTCTACACTTGTGAATGTGCTTGTGCCCGCGTTAGTATTAATATACAA